ACTACAATAGACTTACCACTTTTAAGAGTAAATACCATTTTTATCATACGATTAGTTTTCTGACTCATTCTTTAAATCCTCCTCTATATTATTAAAATTTTTATATAAGTTTATATATCGATCAATTATTGTATATGCTTTTTGCATATCTCCATTATAAATACCATCTTCTATACTTGGATATAATTTTATCGTGTTATTATAATCTGAATGTAGCATCTTATGTATGCAGTGAGTTAATGGAACATAAGAAACGCAATTTTGAAGATGTATATCAGATAATATCATTAACACAAAGAAAGTATTAAAACGTACATTATTTTCAATAAACTTATCAACTATAACTTCTACCCAATCCCATAAAGTTTTACCGTAATGATGAACTTCAACATCAGCGCCCGATTCATATTTATTTAATCCAGTAGCAGCGCAAGTACTTCTATTGCATTGCTCTAACCACATATTATATTCATTACTGAGTCTAAATAATTTAACAACATTCTTTATAAAACGTTCAAAATCTTCTTCATCAAAAAGTTCATAAAATATAGCACTATGCATATATTCACTACCCAACCGTAATAAACGTTTCTGGAAATTTATGTCTTGACTTAAGTTCTTCGATTAAAGATCTTTCTAACTCTACTGACTCAGCATACAAAGCATTACCAGACGCATCTAAAGCACCGACAGGAAGAGTTACACCACTATATTTACGTCGTATTTGTCCTAAAACCTTACCAACATTTGCTTGACAAAACCTTTCTAACCAATTTATTTCAAAATCATTTAAACTAGATAAGTCAGGCAAATGATCAACAGCTAAATCAAACTTGAATATAGTCTCCATAAATGGCGCTGGATTAATATTGACAAAATTAGGTGGTACCAGCTCAGCCCGAGGTTTTGTTCCAAATATCCGTTTTGATATATCGTATGCTTGAAACATAGATATAAAATTGATTAAATGTTGACTATTCCTACTAGCAGCTAATGACATTGGTACTCCTAATATAGCTTGAATAGGAAGACCTAAACCTATTAAATATTCTACTGAAACAAAAACATCCAACACTCCGTTAATTTGAGGAAAATCAAACATCTCATATTGAGTAACATATGGTCTGACCGTCTTAGATACTAATACTTCTCTTGGAGAATAAGTATTTAAAAATGATATTCCACGTTTAAGAATATATTTAAAACTATCATCACTTATCTCTACAGAGATTGTTGGCCAACCAAACTGATTAAACACACGTTGTTTCAGCTCATTAAAATCATCGGGTTGTAGTTGAATATTAGCATCAGTTTTGTTATATAAAACACCCATTTTGAATCAACCTACTCTAATTGATCAATAAGTAATGAAATCTCAGCTATTAATTCTTTTTTCGTCTTACCATCTGAATCAATACCTAATTCTTCAGCCAATTCAACCAACTGTGATTTGTATAATTTAGTTAAATCAAGTTCTTTAACTTTAGTTACCATATCTTCTTTACTTGTATCTATTATTACTTCTTCTACTACCTCTTCTTTTAAATCAGGTGATTCATCCTGTACTACAGTTTCTTCAATAATTTCTTTTGTTTCGACAAGTATTTCTTCTGGTTCTACTATGTCCTCAACAACATTATTTTGTACTGATTTTGTTAAAGATCGAGCTAGTTCTATTTTGCTCTGTTCTTTAAGAAAATTAATATCTGCTATTGAAAATTTAACTTCATCACTATCAAATACTTCTCCACCCTTAATCTTTACACCATTATGTGTAAAATCAATAAATGCTCTATATTTCAATAAATTTCACCCCTTCAATGTTTTCCTTCATCAATTAATATCGATAAAAAGCTTTATAGATATTATTCAATGTAGATGATTCATCTGGTTTTTCTTTATTATTTTCTTCACTATTAATTTTTAAATTCTCATTATATTCTTCATCTAATATTCTTTGAATATCTTCAGGTTTTAAGGAATTCCAGATGTTTGAATTTGAATGTTCTTGCATAAATTTAATAGCTTCTAATTGATTTTTTTTACTATCTTCAACACCAATAGTTTTATTTATTATATTCGCATAATTTACTAGAAGTATTTGTTTGCTTTTAACAAAAGCATACAATGCATGCACCCAGGCAAATATTAAGTCAGTTCTGGGGCCATCAGCCTTACCGTGTTCGTCTACAATAAAATTCAGTAGTTGATGGTGTAATCTTTCAGATTTTATAATTCCATACTTTTTAACTACATTACCAGCCTTCTTATTCTGCATAATCATTTCAAACTTTCGCCTGGCATTGGAAATGTCTTCTTCAGCTGAAATGATCGAATTGACGGCTTCAGTATATTTATCAATTATAATGTTGTACATATTAGCTAATAAAATATCCCTAGATGATGCAGTGACATCCGTTCCTATAGACGAACGGTATAAATCTTTACCGTAGTCATAGTTTGGTGTTATTTCATTCTTTGATCTATTTCTGAATAGGTTCATACCAATACCATTATTAGTTTTACTTAAAATCTTATCAATGAGTATCTTACCTACAGCATTTCTTTCAATATTAACTAAGCAATGATTATATCTTTTTGTCAAATCGATAACTACATTAGCGAAGTCATCAGGAATTATCGTATTAGAATCATATTCAGCGACTTGTTCAAGAGTACTAGCTTTAAGTATCTGGATAGTACTAGAATCTTTTCTATCACCATAGGCGACGTCGACTCCAGCGACATAAGTTTCACCTGGAATAGGGTTCTCAAATATCCAAAGATGATCATCATAATCAGTTGCTATCGGATCTACAGTAGCGATAGAATCTAATATTTGTCCTGGAATATAAGTATTACCAGATGATACAAATGAAAGTTCAAGTTCAGCAGCTATTGATCGATAATTCCAATTTAATTGGCTGCATTGGTCTAAATACCATTTCTCATCATATTCTGGGACAGCGCTCCAATGAATTTTAACTGGAACATATTTATTATCTTTATTAAGTGCACCTTCATACATTTGGTAATACCATTTACCAGTACCAGAAATACCATTTGGAGTTGAAATAATTATAATTCCATATGGTTTTCCTTTACTTGATTTAAATGCCCTAGAAATAGTTGGGTAAGCAGCTTGATATACATCTTCAACTCGCTCTATAAAAGCGGCTTCATCAATAATGAGTAAATTGATTGACTCACCTAATGAAGCACTTCTAGTCGCAGGAAGTGCTGTTATTTTTGAGCCATTAGAAAATACGAGAGATTGTTTATTATCAGTCTCAAGTTTAAGCTTCCAAGCATTATCTGGTAGTGTTTCATACATTTTACGTATTTTAAAAAGAAATGATGCTGCATTTCGCTGCCCTGCCGATATAATGAGTATATTGTAATTCGAATAATGTAATAAACACCATAAACATATTGCCTGCACCAGAGTTGACATACCTATTTGTCTGGATTTAAGAGTTATAATGAAGTGTTTGGCTAAAAACAATTTAACGATCTTTTTTTGAAAATCATACATATTAAAAGATATTAAACCATGAGCTGGGTGTTGTATCTTAATATTATTCTCCATCCATTGAATTGGATCTCTTCTGTTTTTTATTAATGTTTCTAGTAGTTGTTCTGTATCAACAACTGCACTCATTATATGTAATACCACCTTAAAATATCATTGTTCAAAATATTAGAGTTAAAAATATACCTAAGTTTAACTTATATATAAGTTATATATTGTGTATTATGTATCATAAATATATCAAATAATGCACAACTATTATAATTCTAAATTTAAACTTGGGATAAGGTGGTAATGCTTATTAAAATGGTAGATATAGTTAATAAGTCGACCTTTAATTGGAATTTTAAAGAAGATGATTGGTTAGTGGAATTAGCGTTTACTAACCCAAAATTGCGACAAAAAATATTTACAATGAAAAATTATTCGGCTTCTAGGATCAATGAAATAATATATGAGATATACAATTTAGTTAAAGATTACAGAAGAAATTTAGAAATAGAATCTGAATCGTTTTTAAAGAAAAAACAATATTTAACTTTAATAGAAGATACAGATGATAGTGATAAAATACAGATAACCTTAGAAGATGAATAT